TTGAGAATACTGATGAACCAGCCATTGCTCTGAATCAATCTACTGGTCTCTACGAAATTCAGAATAGTGACTACGGTGCATTCCGATTTGATGGTGGTGGATACATTGAAGGCGACTTCATGTTTAACTCCGATGTTTATGTCAACGGCACAGTAGTACAGAAAGAAGACGAAACCGCAGTATTCAACAGACAAAACTACCTGAATGTCCGTTATATTCTATATACTGGTTCTTCTGCAGCATATACGCCTTCTTATGCAACAGACACTACAACTAACTTAAGAGTTTTTGGTGGTGCTGGTATTGCAACTGACCTTCATATCGGTGATGACCTGTACATCGGTAAACTCAACAGTAGCGATACTATTGAATTCCAAGTCCTCGGTGAAAACGGCAACACTACAATCGGTCGCTCTGGTGCAGGCACTAACTCTGTAGGTACACTGACTGTCCATGGTGATGTAACATTCAACAGAGACCTGTTTGCTAATGGCAACATCACTCTTGGTAACGCAACTAGCGATACTCTGACTGTCCAAGCAAACTCCGAGTTTAATGGCACGGTTGATGTTGATGCAGACTTTGCTGTTAGAAACGGCACAACCGACAAGTTCTTTGTTGACAACGTAACAGGTAACACTGATATTCAAGGAACTTTATACGTATTGGGTAATACCAATATCGATGGTACTTTAGATGTTGACGCTGACTTTGCAGTTAGGACTTCTGCTGGTACAGATAAGTTTACTGTTGCTTCTGCTTCTGGTAACGTTGCAACTGACGGTACTCTGGTTGTTCAGGGTCAGACAACTATCAACGATTCTCTGATTGTTGATGCTGCTAACGAGGTCTTCTCCATCAGAAATGGTTCTGCTGTTGAGAAGTTTGGTGTTGATGCAGATAACGGCAATACTTTAATTCAAGGTACATTAACTGTTAATGACCCAACTTTAATTAATGATACTTTTAGTGCAGGTGGTGTTACTACTTTCACAAATGCCACAAATCAAACTCTTACGGGACTCTATGCTGCTGATGGCGCGGTTCAGGTAACTGGTGGTCTTGGCGTAGATTTAAATGTTGCTGTTGGTGGTAACCTCAGAGTTTATGGTGATATTGAAATTACAGGTGCTACTACTCAGTCTGGTAACACTGGATTTAGTGGTCGCGTTTCTATTACCAACACTTCTGATGCAACATCCTTTGGTGATAACTCGGTTGCTCTTACTGTCGATGGTGGTGCAAGAGTTACTAAGAACACATGGGTCGGCGGCGACTTCCATGTTTGGGACGATGCAAACTCTAGAGATGCATTCGTTGTCGATGTAAGCACTGGTAATGCAACTTTACACAACACACTGACAGTTGGAGGAGATTTAGTTGTAAATGGCACAACCACTACTGTTAATTCTACGGTCACAACTCTCGATGACCCTATTATTACTTTGGGTGGTGACACAGCACCATCGTCTAACGACTCTAAGGATCGTGGTGTTGAATTCCGTTATTACGACACTTCAGCGAAAACTGGTTTCTTCGGATTCGACAGAGGATCGCAACAATTCGCATTCCTGACTGATACAACCAATTCATCTGAAGTTATTTCTGGAACAGATGGTGCCCTTCGTGCTGGTAGTCTGAATCTAACTGGTTCTGGCACTGCTCTTGATGTTGATGCTAATGCTAATATTGATGGCACTCTGACTGTTGATGGTCAGATTATCTCTCAGGTCACATCTGGTCCTGCTCTGGTTATTCCTAACACTGCTAAGATTGCAAACCTCAATGCTGACTTGCTTGACGGTTTAACGACGAGTAGCACAGATACAACTGGAAATAGTGTTGTTTCTAGAAGTAGCGGTAACTTCTCTGCTAATCAAATTACAGTTAATAATGGTATTGGTGCTAACGCAGGTATTCAGGGTAACGCAACAACTGCTGATGCTCTCCGCACTGCACGTACTCTTACGATTGATGGTGTTGTCAATGCAACTGTAACTTTCGATGGTTCTCAGAATGTAACTCTGACTACCACATTCGATGATGCTGACATGGATGGATTGGCAGCAATGGCAGGTACTGGTCTTGTCACTAGAACTGCTGCTAATACATATGCTCAACGTACACTGAGTAAAACAGGTAGTGGCATTACTATTTCTGATGGGGATGGGGTTGCAGGCAATCCAACGATTAACATTGCTTCCGCTACGTCTTCTACAGCAAATCACCTCGTTCTTCGTGATGCTTCTGGTAACTTTGCTGCTAATGTCATTACGATGGCAACTTCTACCATTACGGGAGCAGCAACAGTTGGTACTACGTTAGGTGTAACTGGTATTACAACCCTTACAGGTCTTTTAAATGCTAATGGTGGTATTGCAGTTGACACTAGCAATTTCACTGTCGATGGAGCAACAGGTGCTGTTTCTACTGCAAGCACACTGAATGCAGATGGCGATACAACCCTTGGTGCAGCATTAACCGTTACTGGAACTTCTGAATTTAATGACACTGTTGATGTTGATGCAGACTTTGCTGTTAGAACTAGTGCTGGTGTAGATAAGTTTACCGTTGCTTCTGCTTCTGGTAATACTACAATTGCTGGCACTCTTGGAGTTACTGGCACAATCACTGCATCTGGTGGTGTTGTTGGTGATGTAACTGGTGAAGTTTCTAGCATTGCAAATCATTCCACCACAGACCTTTCTGAGGGCACTAACCTCTACTTCACCGATGAGCGTGTTGATGACCGTGTTGCTGCTCTGATTGCTGGTGGTACTGGTATTACTGCTACTTACAACGATGCAGGCAACCTACTCACCCTTAGTGCTGAGTTCAGCGAGTTTGACACCGATGATATCGTCGAAGGTTCTACTAACCTCTTCACTACTGCTGCTCGCACCCGCACACACTTTACTTATGGTACAGGTATTGAGCACGATGGTTCTGGTACTCTGAGTGTTACTCAGGCAGATATCAATACTGATAATGTAACTGAAGGTAGCACTAATATCTTCTACACTGAAGCGCGTTTTGATACAAGTCTTAGTGGTAAGACTACCGACAATGTAACGGAAGGTTCTACCAACCTCTATTACACAGATGCACGCGCTGATGCACGTATTGCCGCAGCAACTACTGACGACCTCACAGAAGGCGCTGTAAACCTCTATTACACAACTGCAAGGGCAAACACCGACTTTGACACGAAACTTGCTGCAGCGTCTACAGACGACCTCTCAGAGGGTTCTACTAATCAGTATTATACTGATGCAAGAGCTGAAGCATCTTTCGACACCAAGATTGCTGCAGCAACTACAACAGACCTTGCAGAAGGAACAAATCTCTACTACACCGAGGCAAGAGTACAAACCAAACTGGATAATGCATTTGCTCAACTTCAGGCAATGCTCAACAACCTTGCAACTTCTACGACTCTGACGTTGAATTTGTCTGGTGACCCAACCCCAGGCGCTGTTGTTACTGCTGGTGCTATCAGTAATGATGGTACTGGAGGTTTCTCTGATGCAACAGCAGTATCAACAACTTCTGACGGTGTTGGTACTGGGTTGACAGTTGATATTACAACTACTGCTGGTGCAGTAACTGGTGTAGTTGTAAATGCTGGTGGTACTGATTATGAAATTGCTGATACTATCACGATTGCTAACCCCAATGCTGGTGGTGTTGCAACATTCAACTTTGCCACTCTTGGGGGTGGTACTGGTTATACCACTGCAACTAATGTTCCCGCAGTAACCGTTGGAGGGTCGGGTGTCGATCTGACGGTTGACATTACAGCTTCTAATGGAACGATTACTAACGTTGTAGTTAATAATCCTGGTACGGGTTTTGTTGCAGACGAACTTGTCTTCATTAACCAAGCAGGTGGTGCTAATGGTTCTATTAGGGTAGCAACTGTATACGAAGATGCAACCTTTGCTCTTGCAGATATCACTACGATGGAAGTTGGAGCAACTGTAACTGGTGCTACTTCTGGCACTACTGGTGTTATTACTGCACTTGGCACCAACCAAATTACAGTTGACACCGTTAGCGGTTTCTTCAAAGTTGGGGAAGTCGTTAGTGCAAATGATGTTACTACACTTACTGTCCAATCATTCGGTTGATAACAAATGTCCGCTACAAGACCCGCCTCTAAGACAGAGTTAAAAAACTACGCTCTTCGTAGATTAGGTTATCCTGCTATCGACATCAATGTATGTGACGAGCAGTTGGATGACCTAATTGAAGAAGCAATCGATTACTTTCAAGAGTTTGCTTATAACGGAAGTTACAAGGCATTTATCAAGATTGAAGTAACCGATGCGATTAAGACTGCTGCCCAAACTGCTTCTCAGATGGGTGTAACTAATTGGTATGAAGGAAATGAATATGTTTCCCTTCCACCTGGAGTATTAGCAGTCAATCATGTTTATACTCAGATTGGCGCGTCTAGTATTGTTCCTGGTAATATTTTCAATATCAAGTATCAAATTTTCTTGAATGACATCTATGCAATGACGCATGGACAGATTCTTCATTATTTTATGACCTCTCAATATCTTGAGACACTTGACTGGGTAACAAACTCTGCTATGAATCGTAGAGTTAGATTTAATGAGTATCAGAGAAGATTATATCTTGATTTTGATTGGGGTGATTTGCAATCGGGAGACTTCATTTTAGTTGAAGTTATGATGCGTCAAGACCCCGAAACATACACAGATATGTTTAATGATGCATGGTTGAAAGACTATGTTGAAGCACTCTTCCAGCAGCAGTGGGGTAGAAACCTCAGTAAGTATGATGGCGTTCAAATGCTTGGTGGTGTAACCCTGAATGGTCGTCGTATTCTTGAAGATGCAAGTCAATTCAAGAAAGACCTTGAAGAGCAAATTCGTAAAGAGTATGAACTTCCCCCAATGGATTTAATCGGTTGATATGACTTACAGAAACGATCCTCCAAACAACTGTATTCAGTCGGATTACACAAGTAGTTGCCGACTAAACCTTAATGGGTCTGCACAGGAGCAGACCTTTATGGAAAATCTGATTGTAGAGAGCATTGAACTCTATGGTCAAGATATTTACTATCTACCAAGAACTTACGTCAATAGAGATACTATTTTTCAAGAAGTAGAAAGTAGTTCTTTCACTCAGGCATTGGCAGTTAGAGCATACGTTAACAATGTAGAGGGATGGGAAGGACAAGGAGAACTCCTTAGTAAGTTTGGTGTAAGGATTGAGGACAAGACAACCTTTATTTTTTCTCGTAAAAAGTTTGAAGAGAAAGTAGATGATAATGCAGTGTTAAATGTTGAAGGTCGTCCTAATGAAGGTGACCTTATTTGGTTCCCAACTACAAAACATCTTTTTGAGATTAAGTTTGTAGAAGCAGAACGTCCATTCTATCAGTTAGGTAAAGGATATGTCTGGGAATGTCAATGCGAACTCTTCGAGTACAGCGACGAAGAACTCGACACTGGTGTTGCGGAAATCGATGCTGTCGAAACTGCATTCGCCAATGCTATTAAACTTGTTATGGATGCGGGTGGCACTGGAGCATTTA